GCAGCAGCCTCTAAAGCGGGCGCGCTGCCTGAAGCTTCTGACGATCTGATTCTGCGTGCCAAAGGCACATTCCAGCTCAACGACGAAGGCGAGGCCGTAGCGGTTGATGCAAATGGCGATGTTCTGTTCGGCAAAGACGGCAAAACCCCACTAAGCCCGCTTGAGTGGGCGGAGTCACTCAAGGAGACGGCTCCGCATCTGTTCCCTCGCGCAGAAGGCACGGGCGCGGGCGGACACAAGCCAAACGGTGGTGGAAGCCTGAAACGTTCCGAAATGAGCGCCAGCGACAAAGCGGACTACATCCGCAAACACGGCCAACAGGCCTTCCTCAAACTTCCGAAATAAGGGATTTATACCATGGCAACGACTGTTAATACCGACCTGGTTATTTATGACGATCTGGCGCAGACCGCGTTTCTTGAGCGTCGCCAGGACAATCTGGAAGTGTTCAACGCTTCCTCCAACGGTGCGATTTTGCTGGATAACGAACTGATTGAAGGCGACTTCCGTAAACGCGCTTTCTACAAAGTTGGTGGTTCCATTGAATCGCGCAATGTGAACTCTGTCGATAAAGTCACAGGTAAAAAGATCGGCGCCGGTGAAGCGGTATCCGTTAAAGCACCGTGGAAATACGGCCCGTATGAAACCACGGAAGAGGCCTTTAAACGCCGTGGCCGCTCCGTTGATGAGTTCTCCGAAGTGATCGGCGTTGATGTCGCAGATGCCACGCTGGAAGGCTATGTGAAATATGGCCTGAAAGCGCTGACTGCGGCGATTGGTGCTAACGCCGACATGGTCGTAACCGCCGACATTGAGACCGACGGTAAAAAGACCCTGACGCGTGGCCTGCGCAAATATGGCGACAAGTTTAACCGAGTGGTTCTGTTCGTGATGCACTCCGCGACCTACTTCGACATTGTGGATGAGGCGATTGCCAACAAAATCTACGAAGAAGCGGGCGTAGTAGTTTACGGTGGGCAGCCGGGCACGCTTGGTAAACCAGTGCTGGTGACGGACACCATGGATGCTGATGCGATCCTTGGGCTGGTAGCCGGCGCAGTGACCGTTACCGAGTCTCAGGCGCCGGGCTTCCGTTCCTACGATATCAACGATCAGGAAAACCTTGCGGTTGGCTATCGCGCTGAAGGCGTGGTGAACGTTGATCTGCTGGGCTACAGCTGGGATACCGCCAAAGGTGATAACCCTGACCTGACCGCCATCGGCACTGCTGGCAACTGGAAGAAGCACTTCACCAGCAACAAATCAACGGCAGGCGTGCTGATCAAACTGGAATCCGCAGTGGGGGAGTAACGCTGTCAGCGGATAAAACCTCCGCAACCGCTGACAGCACAGATGCGGTAACTGTTTCTCTGAAGTACACGCTGAACGGCTCCGGTGTATCCGGTAAAACCGTCGTGTGGACGTCTACAGGCGGCACGCTTAGCACGGCCAGTTCTCAAACCGGCTCTGCTGGTGGTGCAACGGTGAAACTCACATCAGACGTTGCTGGCACCTTCACGGTAACCGGCACGATTGAAGGAGTGGCGAAAACCACTGATGAGATCACCTTCACTGCTCCTTCCGGGGAATAACGAATGGGGCGAAAGCCCCATAAACAGGATGATTCGATGGTCAATACCGATATCACCTCTCCTGATGCCAACAGCTACGCCAGTGAAGAGGATCTTGCCTCATTTGCGGAAATACGCGGCATTGAACTGCCCGACAAGCTCACACCTTTGTTGATTAAGGCCATGGATTATCTGGAAGGTCTGGACTGGGTTGGCTCAAAAGCTGACCCGAGACAGGCTCTGGCCTGGCCACGCGTGAATGTCGTTCTGGATGAGCATGATTTCCCGCCGGATGAAGTTCCACGGCAGGTTATAACCGCACAGTGCATGCTGGCGGTAGAGGCAATCGACGGCGATTTACTCTCCAGCGTGCGCGAAGCCGCTGTGAAAACTGAACGTGTGGAAGGTGCTGTCACCATGACCTATGCGGTCGCAGATGGCGAAGTCTTTACACCGTCGTATCCTGCTGTGATGGGGCTGCTGGGCGATCTTGCTGGTGGTCGTGGCTACGCAATCAATGCATTTGCAGAGAGGGCATGACATGCCGGACTTGAAAGTTATTAACCTGGCTAGCAGAAAAGATGCTGATCTGGAACATAACCGAACAGAGGTTATTAGGCTTCTGGAAGAGGCGCTTCATGCTGCTCGCGAAGGCAATTATCGTAGCATGGCTATTTTGCTTATTGATGAAAGCGGTGCGGTTATGGATGCCTGGCATAGCGGTGGTTTTCCGTACGTTATGGTTGGCGCCATCGAATCACTCAAAACTGATTTTATCAATCTGCAAATCGAGAGGCGCTGACGAATGCCCATTGATTACCTACGTATGCAGGCCAGAACAACGCGCATGCTCAGGCAGAACGGAGCGTTATACAACGTCACCCGTAAAGGCTCGGTAACGGTTATCGGCGGCGTTGAACATAAAACTGAAGAGGTCCGTTTTACTGCTGTGGGCGTGAAGACTGAATACGCGCCAGGCGAAATAGATGGAACGGTCATCGTTAACGGCGACGTGCAGATTGTTTTTACGTCAGAGCAGGAAATTAAAATCGGCGATGTGGTTGATATAGACGGCACAGCCTACCGCATTGTGAACCCCAACCCTGCAAAACCTGCCTCGCTGGTTCTCTGCTACAAAGCGCAACTGAGGGCTTAACATGGGCGAGAACACGGCATTCCTCGCTGAAATCACAGCCTTCGTCAATAAGGCCAAAGCGAATCAAGAAGCTGTGGTGCGCACGGTTGGTATTAAAATACTTAACCAACTGGTGATGATGTCCCCAGTGGGCAACCCGGAGTTGTGGGAAGTTAACCAGACAGCCGTTTCCTATAATCGCGCTGTTTACGACCATAACGAGGCGCAGCGGGCAAATCCCGACAACCTGACCAAAACCGGGCGACTGAAGAAAAAAGCCCGGGTGGTGGATGGGATGGATATCAAAGCACCGCCGGGGTATACGGGCGGACGCTTTCGCGGTAACTGGCAGGTATCGTTTGATGCTCCGACAGCTGATGAAACAGGGCGAATAGACAAGACCGGCGACCTGACAAAAGCAGCCGGGAACTACACGCTGTCACTGTTCAAAGTCGGGATGAAGGCCATTTATTTCTGCAACAACGTCCCGTATGCATACCCGCTTGAAATGGGGCATTCCACACAGGCACCGAGCGGAATGGTCCGTATAACCGCTGCTGAGTTTCAACGCTTCTTTGAGGAAGCTGTCAAGGAGGTGTCCAGGTGATTCCTGATATTGCATCTGCACTGGCCGCCAGACTGGGTACCTGGGCCGATGCCGAGGGCATTTCTGTTGCATGGGAGAACGTGCCGTTTACACCTCTTGCTAACGAGATATACCTGGCCGTTCACGATATGCCTGTTACGCCGAGAACAATCGATCTCGGATTGCGCTGCCGGACTTATTCAGGCGTGTACCAGATTAATGTCGTGGCGCCAGCCGGCTCCGGCCGTACCTCCGTCGTTGCCCTGGCTGGCAGAGTAGCGGAATTGTTCCCCGAGGGGCTGGAAATTGCAGGCAAAGATTTTACCTGCTGGATTGGCAGCGCGCCTGGCATATTCCGCGGGGTCCCTACACCTGTGTCCTACTCCGTTCCTGTCAGCCTGAATTATAGGGCAGACATCACCAACTGATTCCCTCAGTGATGTCCCACAACTGACCGGCCTTGAGCCGGTTTTCCCGTTTCTGAAGGAGAAACCATTATGGGCTTTGCACTGCCTAACGGCGCTCATGTTTATCTGGCGTCGGGCTATGGCCCGGCCATTACTTTCACCGGCGCGACGAATGCTGAGCACGCGGTGATCACCGTCAGCGCCGCGGACGATATTGCGGTCGGCGATATCGTTCACGTGAACTGCAACTGGTCGGGTATTGATAACGTTATCGCGAAAATCGACGCGATTGCGGAGAATGCTGTCACTCTTCGCAACATCAATACCACCAACAAAAACAAATACGCGGCGGGTGGCGGTTCCGGCTCTATTCGCAAAATTGAAGAATGGACCGAACTGCCACAAATCACTGAGGTATCGAAATCCGGTGGTGATCAGAACACCACGCAGATTCAGTTCCTCAGCGATGATCGCCAGCGCAACCTGAATACCTATAAATCCGCTGTCTCTCAGACTTACTCGATTGCTCACGACTCAACTCTGCCGGTTTATCCGCTTCTGCGCCAGCTGGACGAAGACGAAGAGACTGTGGCGGCGTACATGTACGTACCGAAGGCGAAGGAGAACCGTTACTGGGCGGCCACGGCATCTTTTGACGACACGCCGGCCACGGCGGTGAACGAAGTCGAAACGGTAAGCGTCGTGCTGAACCTGCAATCGCCTGCAATGACCTTCTACAAGGTCGACTCGGGAAAAACTGAGACAGTAGCGGTAACCGGCGTCAGCCTGGATCGGCCAACCCTGAGCATTAAACAAGGGGCAACCGCCACGCTGATCGCTACTGTCGAACCATCTAACGCCACCAATAAAACGGTGATCTGGACATCTTCAGATGAATCGATCGCAACGGTTGATGCCTCTGGCAAGGTCAGTGGTATTGCGGAAGGCAATGCCACTGTCACAGGTACGACCGCCGATGGCGCGAAAACCGCGACCTGTGATGTCACCGTTACTGCTGCAAATTAATCCCGGCCCCACTCGGGGCCACAACTCTACGGGAAAAATATGGCTACCAAATTCACCCTCCAGCCTAAACCAACTTTTAAGGCCAACGTCTCGATCCCGCGCGCCGGCGATGAGGATGGCGTGCTGACCTTCACGTTTAATCATAAGCCACTCAAAGAGCTTGCTGATCTGGAAAAACTGGAAGGCAAAACCGTCACTGATTTTCTGATGGAAATTATTTCTGGCTGGGCGCTCCCCGATACATTCAACGCGGAAAATCTCTCGGTGCTGCTTGAAAACTATCCGGCTGCAATGAAGGCTATCCCTGAAACCTACTATCGCGAACTGATGGGGCAGCGCGAAAAAAACTGATAGCGGTTGCCTCGGCGTTCTATACGCCTGAGCCCACTGCGGAAGAGCTGGCACCATATGGGCTCACGCCGGATGATTACGACGATCAATACATCGATGTCTGGCCAGATGTCTGGCCTTCATTTCTGGTATTTCAGTCCGTCAGTACGCAGTGGCGCACGGGGATGGGCGGCGCAACAGGGCTTGATTACAACGTCCTTCCCTGGGTAATGCGTCTGCATAACGTACACGACGAGGTAACCGCATTTTCCGATCTCCAGATAATGGAGCGAACCGCGCTAAAAATTATGCATAAAGAGGGTGCTGGATGAGTAACGACATCGCTACTATTTCGCTGCGCGTAAATACCAGTGAACTGGAGCGCGGCAGCCAGGCGCTGGATCGCTTTCAGGAGTCTGCGTCCGCCGCGGCAGGTAAAGCGGATGACCTGAACAGTTCGTTCCGCACCGGGATCGACAACCAGAAAAAAAACAGCGAAAGCCTGAAACAGCAACGGCAGGAACTGCAAAACTTGCTGAATAAAATCAGCCCTGTTAACAAGGCGCTGGACGAGCTGGATACCATTCAGGAAAGCCTGGCTAAATTCCGGAGCAAAGGTCTGGTGGGTGACGAGGACTTTACTCGTTACAACAGCGTGCTTGAGACGACCCGCGCGAAACTAGCGCAGGTCATGGAATCTGAAACAGCGGAGGGCCGTGCTCGCATTGAGCAGGCACAGGCAGCACAACGGGCAGCTGCCGCAGGCAAAACTTTTATCGACTCACTTGAGGACCAGGTTTCAGCAATCGGAAAAACCCGTGCAGAGTTACTCGAACTGAAGGCGGCCCAGCTTGGCGTGTCGGACCGCGCTGCGCCAATGATTGCCCGACTAAAAGAGCAGGAAGAGTCCTGGAAATCTGGAGCTATCAGTGCGGGGCAGTACCGTAATGCCATGCGTTACCTGCCAATGCAAATGACGGATATTGTGACCTCACTGGCCTCCGGTATGCCGGTATATATGGTTGCTATCCAGCAGGGGGGGCAGCTGCGTGATTCCTTTGGTGGGGTGGGGAACGCGCTAAAAGCGATGTTATCCATGGTCACCCCGGCGCGTGTAGCGATTGGTGGTCTGGCCGGTGCAGTTCTCCTTGCCGCGAAGGCAGGATCTGATTACTTCACTGCCTATGACGAAATCAATAAAGCTATCATCCGCACCGGAAACATTGCCGGTACGTCAGCGCTACAGATTATGGCATCCTCCCAGTCAATCTCTGCTTCAACCGGGGCTACGGTGGGCACTGTCCAGAGTCTGATGATAGAGTTGGTTGGTATCGGCTCAATGTCTCAGCAACAGCTTGAGAAAGCTTCCAAAGCGACGGCGCTGGCAGTTGAAACTGGCATTGTTTCGGCTCAGGACATTACCAAGGCTTATAAGGATATTGAAAAGGATCCGGTTAAGGCTCTTCAGAACCTTAATGAGCAATTCAACTTTCTCACCGTTTCACAGCTTAAGCACATTGACGAGTTAGTTAAGCAGAAAGACCAGACCGCTGCCGTTACTCAAGCTATGGATTTGTTTGGCGACACGATGGCAGAGCGCGGAGAGCAGGCTTACGACTCGCTGACACCATTTGGCCGCCTGTGGCTTGATATCAAGGGATGGGCATCTGAGGCTATGCAGAGAATCGGTCAGTGGGTAGCTGAACTGGCATCAAACACGCTAAAGGAATTTAACGCAATTTATTACAGCGTCGCGATAGTTTTCCAGAAGCTGAACCAGATTATTTCTTCTTCTATCGCGGCTGCGATTAATCTCGTTCCTGACTGGGCGAAAACTGATACTTTGCAGGGATGGCAGGACTATAACGAACAAATGGCCGGCGCTTATGGTAACAGCGTGTCTCAGCTGAAAAAGGACTGGGACGCGGCTGACATTAGCGCAGGCAAGTACCTCGATACATCCCGCAAGATAAGCGCCGCGACCACTCAGAAGGATCGGGAAGCAGTCGCTTCGTTTGGCAAAAAAACGAAAACAGGAAAGCAGGGCACTGTATCTGCTGGCGACCGCAATACTGACGCTGCTCAGACCGAATTGCTGGCGCTTCAGGCGCAGTTGCGTGCTCTTCAACAGCATAAAGGGCTGAACGACACTATCAGCCAGCAGCGCAAAGATCTGTGGACCACTGAGGCGAAATTTCAGGTGCTGGAAGAAGCCTCGCGTTCACGTTCACTGACGAAGCAGGAACAATCCCTGCTGGCGAGTAAAGACCTGGTGCTTCAGTTGGCACGGCAGAAAGCCCTGTTAGGTGATCAGATTACCGAACAGGAACAGCTGAACAAGCGAATGGATACCTCGCAGAAATACGTCACGCAGATGGCAGAGAAGCAGGCTGCTTTGGTCGGTGGAGCTGGAATGAGCGATCGGTTAGCTCAGCGCGAACTCGCGAAAAGTCAGCTTGCCGCAGGTTGGGTGAACGCTGGCGGTTCTCTGGAGGATGTTGGTTATCAGAAGCAGCTCAAAGCGGCGAATAATTACTATGCCGCAGAGGACAGGTTGCGTGGCGACTGGTTGACCGGCGCGAAAAAGGGCTGGGCTGAATTTGAGGACTCCGCAACCAATGTCTACTCACAAGTGCAGACACTTACCAGCAATGCATTCACCGGTATGGCCAGCACTCTTACAGACTTTTTTACCACTGGAAAAGCTAACTTCTCAGATTTCCTGACAACCTTTCTGAAAGGAACAGCCCAGATGCTGACACAATTGGCGCTGGTTAACGGAATGAAGTCTGCGTTTGGGGGGACATCATTTGGTTCATTTTTCGGATTTTCTAGTGGCGGCGCAGTTCCAGAATTCGATACTGGCGGCTACACGGGGGATGGAGGAAAGTTTCAGCCAAAAGGCGTGGTGCATGGTGGCGAATTCGTCTTCACCAAAGAGGCAACAAGTGCGCTGGGGATTGGAAATCTCTATTCACTTATGCGAAGTGCACAGGGTTATGCAAATGGCGGTTATGTTGGCCACGCTCCGATGTATGGATTACAGGCTGCTGGTTCAGGGAATGTGACGGTGCAAACGTCAGTCGTTGTGCAGAACCAGAACCCGCAACAGCAAACCAGCGCTGGTAGCGATGCGATGTCCCGAGCCTATAAGCAAACTATTGATCAATCAGTTCGTGAAGGTATAGCGAAGCAATTGAGACCTGGAGGACTTATCTGGAATGCTTCTAAAACACGTTAAATACTCTTCATTCTTTGATTTGATCATGTAAATCATAATGTTAAGATGTTTCCGATTGCAATCGAAGGGAATGCTTAATGAAAAACGTAATTGCGTTAGCTCTTGGGGTTATGTTGTTGTCTGGTTGTGCTGGTCAGGAACCATTAAAGAAGCAAACCGCATCAGGTAAGCCTGAAGCTGAATACCCTGGGAAAACCAAAGCCCAGGTAAAGGATGCATTAGTTGTATTCTGTAACAGTAAAGGACTTAATGTTTTCGAGGCCACCGATACGAATGTTGTTTGCGGGAAACCGACTGATAGCGTTCTTGCGCAGATGATGGTTGGCAACGCTTATTCCACGCCAGCTATGGCTAAACTGCGGTTTACTATCGCATCGGTGAACGAGACACCAAAAGTTTGGAGCGATATGTGGATAGAAAGCCAAATGCCAGGGGGGCAAGTAAATCAGGTGGCTTCCACCAGTAACAAGGATAAGAACTCAGTTCAGGCTATTCTGGACAACCTCAAACCATAGAAAAATATGACTACCGAGCCCGCCAATTGGCGGGTTTTTTTATGCCCGGAGAAAACATGGCAATCGAAACATTCACCTGGCGAACACAGATACAGGCGGGAATGGAAGGGTCGTTCAGCCTTAAAACGCGTTCTGCAACCTTTGGCGATGGCTATGAGCAGATCGCCGGGGAAGGCATTAACCCTGAAAAACAGTCATGGCCTGTCACGCTCACGGGCAAAAAAACGGACATGCTTCAGGCCCTTAAATTCTTTCGTTCTCACGTCACAAAGGCATTTATCTGGACATCTCCAGTTGGCGAAACTGGGCTCTACCGGATTGAGGCCGAATCAATCAAGTCACAGCCCTTATCCAGCAAAGTCATGACCATTTCTGCAACATTCAAACAGGCTTATGCACCATGATCACAGCAGATTATCAAAGTCTTGAGCCCGGCAACAAAGTCCGTCTTATCGAAGTCGATGGCTCTACGTTCGGTGTGGATGATGTACTGCGATTTCACGCGTACAACCTCCCGCACACAGAAGAAGAAATCGCAGCCGCTGGTGGCGATGAATCAAAGCTGAAGGCGAAAAGTATCTGGTGGCAGGGGGAAGAATATGCTGCCTGGCCGTATCAAATTGAAGGGCTTGAAGCCTCCACAGACGGCAACAGCGCCCAGCCAACGCTCACGGTTGCAGATATCGATAGCAAGATTACAGCGCTGTGCCTTGCTTATGACGATATGCTACAGGCGAAAGTCACAATCCATGACACTTATTCACATTATCTCGATGCGAAGAACTTCCCAGCAGGTAACGCAACAGCTGATCCGCAACAGGTCAGAAAACGAGTTTTTTACATCGATGGCAAAAGCAGCGAAATTCCGGGCGAAAGTATCGAATTCGTACTCGATAGCCCGATGTCGTTACAGGGAAAGATGATCCCTACACGTCAACTTCATTCTCTGTGTACCTGGTGTATCCGGAATAAATATCGCACCGGCGATGGCTGCGACTATGCCGGAACCCGCTATTTCGATAAAAACAACAACCCGGTTAGCGACCTCTCTCTGGACGAATGCAACGGCACGCTTACGGCCTGTAAGCTCCGGCATGGAGACGGCAACGAACTGCCGTTCGGTGGGTTCCCGGGCACGTCTTTGATCAGGAGCTGATATGCGTCAGAAAACCATCGATGCGATTATGGCTCATGCTGAAGCTGAGTATCCTCGCGAGTGTTGCGGCGTGGTGGCGCAGAAAAGCCGTGTTGAACGTTATTTCCCGTGCCGGAATCTTGCCGCGGCGCCGGAGGACAATTTTGTACTTTGCCCCGAAGACTATGCAGCTGCTGAGGACTGGGGTACGGTGATCGCCATCGCTCACAGCCACCCTGACGCCACTACGCAGCCGAGCGAACTGGATAAAGCGCAATGCGACTCAACGCTTTTACCCTGGCATATCGTGAGCTGGCCAGAGGGGGATTTACGCACCATTAAGCCGCGCGGAGAGCTGCCGCTGCTGGAGCGTCCTTTTGTGCTTGGTCACTTCGACTGCTGGGGGCTGGTGATGAGCTATTTCCGGCAAACGCATGGTATCGAACTCCACGATTACCGGGTTGATTATCCCTGGTGGGAAAACGACTATCCGGACAACTTCTATCAGGATTGCTGGTACGAGTGCGGATTCCGTGAATTCGATGGGCCACCGAAACCAGGCGATATGGTGATTATGCAAGTTCAGGCTGATAAGTGGAATCATGCGGGAATTCTGCTGGAAGGCAACATGCTACTGCATCACCTTTATGGGCATCTGAGCCAGCGCGTACCTTATGGCGGTTACTGGCGTGAGCGCACAATGAAAATACTGCGGTTTAAAGACTGTTTCTGATAACCGCCTGTGACAGTTATGTATGGGGGGAAAATGGCTGCATTACTCAATGTTGAGCCTGTCCGCACAATTCGTTTGTACGGCGTGCTAGGCGCCACCTTTGGGCGTGAATATCGTTTATCAGTAGCTTCACCAAAGGAGGCCATCCGCGCCTTGAGCATTATCGTGCCGGGTTTTGAACGTTTCCTGAATACCAGTAAGCAACGAGGTTTAACTTATGCGGTATTCAGCGGGAAACGAAACCTCTTAAACGATGAGCTCAGTATGGACAGGAGCACAGAGGAAATCCGTATCGCGCCGGTGATCATCGGCAGTAAGCGAGCCGGGGTTTTTCAGACAATCCTCGGGGTTGCCCTTGTCGCTGTTGCTGCGTTCGTCACGGGAGGGGCCGCGATCGGGATTGGTGGGACTGCTTTTGCTGGAGGATGGGGAGCTGTGGCGGGGGTTGGGGCATCAATGGCGATCGGCGGCGTAGTCCAGATGCTTTCTCCACAGACTACCGGGCTAGCCAGCAAGCAATCAGCAGATAACCGCGCCAGCTATGCATTTGGTGGCGTGACGAACACAACCTCTCAGGGAAACCCTGTCCCCATTTTCTATGGTAAACGGCGAATCGGCGGCGCTGTTGCTTCTGCCGGGATTTACGTAGAAGACCAGCAATAACAAATATTTGTCAATCAGGCCACCTTCGGGTGGCTTTTTTATGGGCGCGATATGGCTAAAACAATTACCGGACGTAAAGGCGGAAGCTCGAGTTCCCGCACCCCTGTCGAGCAGCCCGATGATCTCCAGTCCGTTGCGAAAGCGAAAATCCTGATGGTTCTCGGTGAAGGGGAGTTTGCTGGTGGGCTGACCGCGAGGGATATCTATCTTGACGGCACACCTTTACAAAACGCTGATGGTTCCGAGAACTTCAGCGGTGTCGTGTGGGAGTTTCGCCCAGGGACACAGGCTCAGGATTACATTCAGGGGATACCTGGCACAGAAAATGAAATCAGCGTCGGTACCGAAGTATCCAGCGAAACAGCCTGGACGCATACCTTCACCAATACGCAGCTTTCAGCGGTTCGCCTGCGCCTGAAGTGGCCATCTCTTTTCAAACAGCAAGATAACGGGGATTTGGTAGGGTATTCCATCAACTATGTGGTGGAGCTTCAGACGGACGGTGGTAGCTGGCAAAAGGTCCTTGATACTAATGTGACCGGGAAAACTACATCCGGTTATGAACGCAGCCATCGCATCGATTTACCGAAAGCTGGCAGCACCTGGACCATCAGACTGCGCAAAATTACCGCTGACGCAAACAGTGCCAAAATTGGCGACACGATGACGCTCCAAAGTTATACAGAGGTCATCGATGCCAAACTGCGCTATCCAAACACAGCTCTGTTGTACATCGAGTTTGATTCCAGCCAGTTCAATGGCTCTATTCCCCAAATTGCCTGTGAACCACGTGGTCGTGTCATCCGCGTACCGGATACTTACGATCCGGAAACAAGAACTTATAGCGGTACGTGGCTTGGGACATTCAAATGGGCCTGGACAGATAACCCTGCGTGGATATTCTACGACCTGGTGGTTAGCGACCGTTTCGGGCTTGGGGATCGTCTCACAACAGCGAACATAGACAAATGGACACTTTACCAGGTTGCACAGTATTGCGATCAGATGGTGCCGGATGGCAAAGGCGGAAGTGGCACCGAACCACGTTATACCTGCAACGTCTACATTCAGGAACGCAACGACGCTTATACGGTCCTGCGTGATTTTGCTGCTATCTTCCGCGGGATGACCTACTGGGGCGACGACCAGATTGTTGCGCTGGCGGACATGCCGAGGGATGTTGATTTTACATACACGCATGCGAACGTTATCGATGGCCGGTTTACCTATTCCAGCAGCACCACGAAGAACCGTTATACCAATGCGCTCGTATCCTGGTCTGATCCTGATAACGCCTATTCTGATGCGATGGAACCTGTTTTTGAACAGGCGCTGGTTTCGCGTTATGGTTTTAATCAACTTGAGATAACAGCTATTGGTTGTACCCGGCAATCGGAGGCGAACCGAAAGGGGCGATGGGGGATCCTCACCAATAACAAAGATCGCGTTGTTACTTTCAATGTAGGGGAAGACGGTAACATTCCACAGCCTGGCTATGTAATTGCTGTAGCCGACCGAAATCTTTCCGGACGTGACCTTGGCGGCCGTGTTTCTGCGGTGAATGGTCGTGTTTTGACGCTGGACAGGGCACCGGATGCATCTTCGGGCGACAGGATGATTGTCAATCTGCCATCAGGGGTTTCGCAGTCACGCACCATCCAGTCGATAAGGGGCTATAAAGTAACCGTTACGACTGCTTACAGCGAAACGCCTGTGGCTGAGGCCGTATGGGTCATTGAGTCTGATGAGCTCTACGCACAGCAGTATCGTGTTATTACGGTAACTGATAATAATGACGGCACGTTCACAATCGTCGGTGCAAATCACGATCCGGATAAATTCGATCGCATTGATACGGGAGCCATCATTGACCAGCGGCCGGTGAGCGTGATCCCGCCGGGCAACCAGTCGCCGCCTGCGAACATCGTGATCAGCTCGTTTTCTGTGGTACAGCAAAATATCAGCGTCGAAACGATGCGCGTGAGCTGGGACCAGGCGCAGAACGCTATCGCCTATGAAGCGCAATGGCGCCGCAACGACGGGAACTGGGTTAACGTGCCGCGCAGCTCCACCACGTCATTCGACGTCCCCGGGATTTATGCAGGGCGCTACCTAGTGCGCGTACGCGCAATCAATGCCGCAGAAATCTCGTCCGGATGGGGCTATTCAGAAGAGAAAACGCTGACGGGGAAAGTGGGCAATCCACCGAAGCCGGTCGGCTTCATCGCTTCTGAAAACGTGGTATTCGGTATTGAGCTGAGCTGGGGATTCCCCGCGAATACCGACGACACGCTGAAGACGGAAATTCAGTACAGCCTGACCGGGACGGAAGACGATGTGATGCTGCTGGCA